AATCTATAATTCCACTAAATCTGTTTAAAATATCATCAGTGATACTATCATTATCATCTGACGTATCATCTGTATTCGTCTCGCTGTCTATAATAGCCGCTGCTGTTTCATTACCGTTGGCTAATTCATCAGACATAATATTGGACTGCTCTGTAAACTGTGCTTTAGTATAGGCAGCTACAGGCTGCGCCCAGTTTGTGGACCTTAAAACCAACGTATGGTCCCAGCGGCTGTATTCAAAGTACAAATTGTCTTCTTCTACACCCCATGCAGCATTATTGATAGCTGTCTTATGCCTTAGCCAATTCATGGTGGCAGCACCCGCATCCAGTTTGTCATCTGCTGAAATGTCCGAAAAGAATGCTTTTGGCAAAATATGTCCCTTATAGGTCATAAATACTCTTGACACTGTATCATTGACCTGCTGGGTTGCTGTGTCTTCATCCATGCCACATGCACGGGCATAAAGGAACAAATTGTGTGCTAAAGGCTGCACTAAGGGGTCATCAAGGTACGCCCTGTCTGCCTTAACGCTCTCATTGTCCTCTGTAGAATAATCTAAAGTTTCCACAGCATTGTTATTAGCCATATTAATATAGTCATCTTCAAACAGCTGTCTCTGTACCTTATCAGCCAGCTTTTCTGCCCCATTAATAAACATAGACAAAGGCTGTTCTACATTCAACGGGTCTGGGTTCATGTCCATTAACATCTGTAATGTTTGGATTTTAGCTGTGTCTTCATCACCAAAGATAGACATAAATCGTGGTGTATCAGCTGCCAGCATATGGAGACCTGTTGTTATACCACCAAAACTCTTTGAAAAGGCATCATTCAAAGCAGATGCAGATGGATGTATCAAGGCTTCATGCACCTGGTTCTTTATGCCCTCTGCAAGGGCACCATGAGGCGCAAAGTCTAAGACAGCCATCATTTGTCTTGCTTTTACAGCGGGGTCTGCGGAAGACTGCATGAGTTCCATGTAGACCTCTTCTGCTGCCCTGTTCTGGTCATCTTTTGAGACTGTCTTTGTAACAATATTTCCTGCCTCATCATATTGCTGTACAGTCAGATTATTACCAAGAGCCGCCCTGCCACCAGACAATAAGGTATAAATAGCCTTTTTAGCTGTTCGGACACCTATGTCTGCATTTACCTGTTTTGCATGATTCCTGGCTTCTTTTTCCAATAAACGTGCTTTTATTTCAGGGGCAGCGTCTATGGCCTTGCGAAGGTAAGACTCAAGTGTAAGATAACCCTGGGGGCTGTCTTTTTGCAGCTTTTCTGCATAAGCTTGAAGACCTGCTGTATCCCCCGCTGCTTTTAATTTATCAATTTCAGATGTCTTATCAATAGACCATTTATTCATCTTATTAAAAGAAGACTGCCCTGCCATAACTAAATAGTCTTGTAAGTCAATCTTATCTTTTACTTTAACATCAGCCAATGTTTCTGGGTCTCTATACAGGGTTGCTTCTCCCAGCGCTTGTATCTTATCGGGAGACCCCACATCACGGGCAGCCTGTTTCAGTAGGCCCTCTGCCATTTTAATAGACTCGGATGGTTGATAACCATTAAGAGCCATAGCTAAAAACTTCTGGGTAGCTGCTGCTGTAGCATCTTCATTAGACATCCCCAAAGACATTTGATGGGTTAAATCCCCTAATGCCACCTGAAAGCCACCATCACGCTCTGCTTTGTAATTAGCTGAACGCTGGGCGCCCTGCAAGCTGATGCTTTGTACCAGACCCTTTTCATAGCTTTCATAAAAGCCTTCATCAAGGCTATCCATATTAACTTCAAAGGGCAGCTTATCTTTCATGTCCTGATAATAAGACTGCTTAAAGGAATAATAGCGCTCTGCTTCTTCCATTGCTGTGGGGAGCTCTCCCTGCTCTTCCCGAAGCTTTGCATATTCCTGGTCAGCCAACATGGCCATATGCTTTCCACGCATCTTATCAATATAAGCCACTGCATATGGGTTGTCTGCCAACTGATACTGTCCATATTGTGCCAAAAGCTGTGCAGAAGTAGCTGTTGCCCATAATTTTGGGTCGGTAGCCCCTAAGAGTGCTTCAACCTTATTGGCGTCTAATTGTTTCTGTTTGTCCCTTTCTGATATATAAGACTCTACAGCGTCCCCAAAGATACCTAAGGAATGGGCCAAACGATTACCTGGCATAGCCTGGGCAGCTATATAACGGGAGGAAGACTGCAATGGATTTAAACGTGATACATAAGTAGCTACAGGCTGCTTAGTAAACTGCCGCTGTGTTCCAATAGCATTTGCTATGTTTGTAGGCATCTTAGACCCCCTCCCTTAATCTGTTCATAGTTCTAAAACGTGAATTGGAATACTTTGGTTCCCACGCAAAGTTATAATCGTTTTGTCTCTTTGTCTTCAATTTATAGCCTGTATAATCACCCCAGCCCCTATCGTTACCTAATGCGTTCCTTGTGGTCTCAATAGGAGATACATTAACATTCCTACGATAATTGTTTATGACTGTAGCATCTTTCTTTGCTGCATACCCCTTTAGGCCTGTGGCAGCTAAAGACATCAAATCACCTATCTTATCGGGCTTAGCCTGTGCATAGGTATTAGCAATGTATTCTTTGGTAGACAAAGCGGTGGTCTCTTTGTTCAGGTCAATCTCATTGCTCTTGCGGCTATAGTTATCCTGAATAGACCCAACGGCTCTGGCTGTGTCTGCTTCACCTGCCCTAATCAGACGGTCAGCTGTCCTTCCACCCCCAGCCATGCCTTCTGCAACAGCTGCCTGTACAGAGGAATTTAATTGCATTTGATTAATTCGTGTTTTTATAATGTCATTCACAGCCGCCTCATAAGAGTCTCGCCTTTCCTGTTCATAGTTTTGAAAAGCATAATTCATTTTCTGCACGGCACCTGTCATCTTCATGTTAGCTGCCTGTGCGGCTGCTTTATTTCTTTGTCGTATGCCCCAGGCTTGTAAGGCCATCTGTCCTGCGACTGCCCATGTGCACATCTGTATCTTTCACCTTCTCTTCTCGTGTAATAGTAAATATACCCCAATTGCCCTTTAAGCGTCTCCAACGAACCCCTAAGTAATTCAAATAGACAACATGTGTATAATTGCATAACCACACCACATTTGTAATTACTCTGTAGTGCTGAAAAAGGACTTCTTTAAACTTCTTAGACCACCTGATAAATTCTATTTTATGCTTCTCTACGTTTGTAGTCAGCAATAACCATACTTTTGCTGTGTCTTCATTCAGTGATTCTATTCCACCAATACCCAGTAAAGAACCATCAGATAATGTAACAGCCATAACACCCTTTAAGTGACATAAAGTGACATAAAGATGTGTCCTATCATAAATCCCCGTAGCATGAAAAACCTCTTTAGCATCCGCTTTTCGGATATGTTGTGCAAAATAATGCAGCTGTTCTTTTGTTGCTGGCATAATAGTTATCATATACTGTGTGTCCTTTTCTGATAATTTCCAGACCACGTCCATTCCATTAAGGAAACAGGTGTGGGCGCTCTGGAGCTAATTGAAATGATACAATTTGAATTGACAGACATAATTGGAAAGAGCATCGCCCCTGTCTCTAATGGGATGATGCCCAGTTTGTTTGCAGCCTGCCCTAAGACACGCCCTGTATGATAATATTTATTGTCTGCCCTGTTGTCTTTATGAGACACCTTAACTTCAAATACTCCTGTCTCTTCAAAGTTTATCTTTGCATTGGTCAACTGGAGACGTCCCTCATCATCAGCAACAACCCCTGCATCTGTTTTACGCTTGACGTAAATAGTAGAAAAGTCAATTCTAAAGGTATAAACCTGTCCTATTGTCACCTTTTGTCCCACATAGTTCCCATGAAGGTAACATTTATCTGCCTTTACGTCTTCTGCGGAAAACTCAAAATAGTGCTTATCGGGGGTTACTACGCCATAGTAAGTACCATCAGGCACAGCATGGTTATAAGAAGCCCCAAGGTGCAAAATAGTCTGGTGATTAATGTCATCATAGTTTGCTGCTGGAATGGGGGCAGTAACTGCCTTTCTGTCCAAAAAGACCCTATAAGGTTCATCTTCATAATCCTTTGTGTTGTAAGTAAATATTACCTTCTCCATAAATAATCGATTGTCTCTGTTTAATAAAAGGTACAGTTCAGACCCAATAAAGCCCCCACCTAAAACAGTGGCCTTATCAAATTCCCAATAAGACCAAGAAGACTGTAATCGTTCATCGTCTGCAAAAAGGAATTTATATACGTATAATTTTGAGGTATCCCCCACAGACGGCAGTAATACAATGTTTTCATTGCCACAAGAATAAATATCATAAATACCATTCTTTAATAACGATGGGACATGTGATGTAATGTCCTGTGCGTCTTTAGTCCCACGGGTATCATCCATTGTATAGTATTCCCTTACGCTGGAGTATAGTGCTCTCTTTACAATAAAGTAAATGCGTCTCCCCACTGTTTTTGGGGCAACCGCCACATCACATGCAAAGGATGTGGTATGTGGCACGGAAGCATTCTGTGGGGATAAGACGCCATCTACAGACAAAATGAATTGTGAGTTTTGTGAGAACAACACCAGGTCTGTTGAAAAAGGCACTGCATGGTACAAAATGGACACCTGATTATCAGACACCGCTAAATCAATAGGGTCTGTATCCTGTACTTCTACTGCTGATGCCCCCCAAAAGTCAAAGAAAGAGGCAGAGCGTGACAAAATAACGTTTTCTCCAGACAAGACACCAAGCCTGTTTCTAAATAAAAAGATATCATTGATATTGTTGTTTACAAAAGAGGGAAGAGGGTTTGAGTCATCATCACCTGATTTTCGCTCATCCCAGGAAACCTCTTTAATGGTAAAAGACCCATCTGCATTTCTAATTAATGTATGGGGCATCGTTGAATTATTAAAGCCTGCAAGTATGCCAGGTCTTGCACATTCTTTCCATACATTATCCACCGCATCATATGACACATAATAATCATCTGCATCAGAGCCACTGTTTCCAATAACCTTTACCGTATATCCCTGTACAGCTGTCACTGGTAAATTTGTAAACTTCTGTACCGAATGGAAGATAGCAAATAAAGCATTGCCATTAAAGCCATCATCACATGAACAAGAATTTATATGTACCTCTTCTTTTCTCATGTAAAATGCAGAGTTTACCAGCTGTGTCTGCCACCCTTTTTCTCGAGCCTTTTCTGCTAAACGGTCTCGAATAAAATTGGTGTCTATCTTCTTTGCATCCTCTGCATTATCCCCATTGGGTGTTGTAAAAGACGCAACATTTTCTCCATTAATAAAAATGGTATAGGTGCGCCCATATTGCCCTGATTTAATATTTATGAGACAAGCATGGTCATCCCATGTTGAGGACACCTTTTTGTCCCCCATTGTCACTTTAAAGTTCCTATTAACAATAAATGTATAATCCGCAATAGTGACCAGCCGCAACTGTGTACGGGGTTTAGACACCGTTAAATACTGCTGTGCGTTCCCCTCATACTTGACTGTCTTCTTGTTACCATGAAGGTCATAAATAGACACCCCTGTACCATCAAATATCATCATATACCGCTCATCTTCATCACGGTTTGCAATGTGTACCAGGGGCTCTGGGTTAGCAAAAGGAACACCTAAGTCAGCAATATAGCATGTAGGTGGTCTTTTCTGTAGCCCAGAAGCTTCAGTAGAAAAACCATTTACCTGTGTCTCTAATTGTTCGGGAAGACGCAATAATGCTGGCTGCTGTGAAATACCCGCTACCAGGTTCTTTACTGTCTGTGATATTCTGCTCATCTTACCTCCCCTGTAACTGCTGGACATAGGTCATTCTGTTTGCATTGTAGGTACCTATCTGCATCTCATATTCCTGCAATGCCACCCATGCTTCCTGTTCTGCTTCCCCTAAAGAATTGTCTAAGCTGTCATCCCCCAGTGTCTCATTTTGAAACTTTCGGGACGCTTTAGCTACAATATAGTGTGCAATAGGGTCAAGAAGGTTCTCAATGTCAATATAAAGAACAACCGTGGTTTCTATAGGCTGTTCAAAAATGTCTGTTTGATTATCCACATCAAAGACATAACCGCCACGCTGAACATATTTAGTTCCGTCTGTTCCGACTAAAAATAAAATATTATCAGACCACCTGATTTTCTTTGTATAAACATCAGGGTTAAAAAGATAAGACGCCCATGTATTCCACGCCCATCCTTTAGACTGCACATAGCGGCTCGTCTTATGCAAGATGCGCAAGGCATTAGCTACATCAACGTTTTCAATTACTTCCAAGGTGTTCACAGGAGGTTCCCCAATGACACCCAACATTTCATTTACAGCATCTAATTCTGTCATCTATTGCTCCTTTTCTTTTAAATATGGCAGGCCAGGCAGGACTCGAACCTACATCTTATGGTTTTGGAGACCACTATTTTTCCATTAAACTACTGACCTATAATGGAGGGATTTAAGGCTCCCTCCTGTTACCTGTGTCTTACTTCGTTGCGCCCATGAAGACCGCTTCAGGACGAAGACCACCATGGCCCATAGCATAGGATGCCACAAGCATGTCTGCCTGGTATTCAGCACGGCGTGCTTTTTCCAGTGCAAGGTCTTTCAGTTTAACGGTGCCCACTGCGGAACGGTGCATAGCAATGTAAACCGCCTTAGCTGCATAAGCTGCGGGGAATACATGACCGTCTCCCTGGAGTACACCATCATTCTTTGCTGCCCCACCAGCCGTAAGGTGCGGGGTTTCAATGATGTCAAAGCCAGCTACACGAAGGACATTTCCTTCCGTAATGGTTGCTACTGCCCCATAGTCACGATTAATGGCCACAAGGGATGCAACAAGGGCATTTACGCCCACAGGGGTCATGAACACATAGCGGTCAGATGCAGGAACATAGTTCTGGGACATCTTTGCTTTGACGTTCAGAAGAGAAGACACCAGTTCCTTACCAAAGGCTTCCGTGATGTCTGCTGCTGTGGTCAGCTGCATAATCTCCCCTTTACCCAGACCAGTGATGTTTTCCTTGTTTGCAACCACCATCTTAGCGGCTTCTGCAAGGACAGCCCCATCTGCGGCCATCGCCAAGGCTTCACCCATCTGTCTGGAGTATTCGCTGCGGACATCATAGTGCTTCAAGGCCTCATCAATGTCCGTAATCATCTGGGATGTGGTCAAAAGGCCATCAATCAGAATGTTCTTTTCAGCCCCAGGAATGTTCTTACGGATATCATCCAGAGACTTACCAGGTTTCAGGTAGTCAGCGGATGCCCGTCCAAACACAGGAAATTGTGCGGCCTTGCCGCTGGAAATAGTTCTCAAAATGTGTCTCCCGTTAGTTACGGAAGCTCTCTCAAAAGCTGTAATAGTCTCCCCTGCAAATACCTTCAGGTACATTTCAAGGGAGTCTGTCTCTCCCTGGACTTTACCAGGTTCTGCTACAGTTACGTTCGGCAATTAAATATTCTCCTTTACAATAAAAAAGAGGAGCAATATGCTCCTAAATCAAAATAAATAAATATAGTATTAGCCAATGAAGTTTGAATGCATGGTCTTGCGCTGTACTTCTTCTGTGTAGGCTTTATCTCTGGTATAGCGGGGGTCTCTCATTGCTTTTACCATCTCTGCTTTCGATGCATAGCCCTCCTGCGCCTTTCCAGAATTACCACCACCCAGAACAGTACGGTTCGCTGTACCATACTTCTGCTCCATCTGTGCCTTATACCCCTCAAACATGACGGACAGCTGTGTCACATCTCCCGCATCAATCGCATGATTAAATGCATTAATCTGTGCATCAGACAGCCCGCCTACATAGGCCACAATGCGGTCATATTCATCTTCACCGCCTGCGGCTTCAAAGACAGCATCCCTATATGCCGTTACCGTTGCTTCCAGACCAGCAATGTAAGCATCCACAACACTCTTCGGGTATCCAGCTTTCTCCAGGGCTTTATAGCTGTCTTCAGACAATTCACCGTTGTCTTCATACTCTTTAGACATTCCATCAAAATCAACCCCTTTAGCAGTCAAGTCTTTAATGACATCTTCTTCTGCCTGTTTCTGGTCTGTAATGCGCTGCTCAACTGTTTTCTCTTTAGGGTCCTTTTTGTCACCTTTTGGAGACTTTTTGGTATCCTCTTTGTCAGCTTCTTTTTTTGTTTCTTTTTTGTTGCTTTCATCATCCGCTGTTTCTTTAACGGAGACATTCTTTGTATCTGATGTCTTAATTTCTACATCTTCGTGTCCTTTAAGGGCATCTTCTGCGCCCCCTGTGACCGCATTAGGGCCATAAAGAGACCCATTGCCACTATCCGTCACCTGGACGGTGTTATCATTATCCATTTTTAACCTCCTTGTTGCTGTCCGTTATTCATTACCCCCTGTGCCATCTGTGGGGCTGCTCTTGTAGCCATCTCGGCCATCTGCTGTTGTTGTAATTCCTGCTGCATTTCTTCTTCAGTCTTGACTAAACCAGACACATCCAAACCAAGTGCATTAGCTTCCATAAGGGTCATTTCATTCCACTTAATGGCTTTTGCCTGTTCGGGGTTCTGGGCAATCAGCTGCATAAATGTTGTCAGCTTATTTAAATCGTGTCCACGTCCAAGGGCTTCTAACCCTGTAGTAATCGTGGGTTCTACCAGGTCTTCTGGTAAATCAGGCATCTGTCCTGTTGCAGCCAGCTGTGCCAACATGCGCCTTACCAGGGGCAACTGGAGCTCTTGAGACAAAATAGAATAGACACCACCAAGGGTATCTTCCAGTTCGGATGCCACATATCGAATTTCTTCGGCAGTGACACGCTCCCCGTTTCGCTGCACGGCACTGTTAAGCATAAAGGCATAAGACAACCGTGACTCAATATTCTGGATGGTAGCATTAACTACCTGTAAATCCGCATATTTCTCCAGCTGTAAAGCATGAATGTCTTCTTTTCTGCCTGGTACAAATTCACCACTCTGTGCCTTAGACAGTTTATATGGCCGTGTAATACCATTAGGATTTACCAAAAATAAGACATTAGCCGCAATGGCTGCTGTCTCCACAATGGCCTTAGAAAGCCCCTCAAGAGACTTCAAGTCCCCTAAATACTCTTCTACGAAAGACCGTCCATAAGACTCTCCATCTACCTTTACCATACGCAACGGTATCCACGGAGTCTTTAATAATGGGAAAGACTGGTCTGAACCAGGGACTGTCTGCCCATCTACTTCCTGATAAGACAAAAATTTATCATCTTCACGGTAAACATGTGTGTAAACCTCAATGATATCTTCGGGCTTCTTTGTCTGCCCCTTTCCGTCCACCAAGGACTGAATGTCATCTGGGAGGGCGGCATAGGCTATCTTATCTAAAGTAACAAGCTGAATAACATTCCCTAAGGCATCACGCTGTACCACATAAGAATTGAGTTTATACAGCTTCATTCCTTCTTCTTTTGGTGGGAGGAACAAAAGGTCATTGCCTGTAACAATAAGTACCTTTATGGCTTCAGCAAGGGTCACCCTGTACTGATGTGTCTCTCCATAGTCTGCCAGCTGGTGCTCCTTCTGCATTAGCACCTGTTCTACCCGTGTCTTTAATTCAGGCTTTGCTTCCAAGTCTTTTTGTGCTTCCTGACCTGGAGACAACCTAAAAAAGGGGGCATTAGGAGGAAACAAAGCCAACATCAATTTAGATGCCAGATTATTTACCCCCCGTGCCCCTACAGACTGGTATGGTGTGTCAAACGTTGTAGACGCCCCTGCTCCTGTTTTAGGAAACAATGAGGGTATCGTATACTTTGCACACTCTTCCGCCCTGGTTACATATGGAGACCTTTCAGACACTAAGCGCTCATAAAGGGCTTTTGCTGTTTCTGTCCGTTGTGTCTCTGCCATTAGATATTCAGTCCTGTCCCTGTGGTACCACCAGAAGCATTGGCGCCTGCGTTAATCATCAGGCCTTTCTTGCCTTTTGCTTTTCTTTTCTTTTTATCGGCCGCTGTATCAATGTTGACATCTGTCTGACCACTTTCTTGTGCTGCGGGTGCGGCTGCCTGTGCTGGCTGTTCTACATTAATATCTGGCTGTTTCTGTCTACCAAACAAGCCACCAGTAACTCCACCAACAACCTCACCTACACCCCGCACAGCGTGTTTTAATACTCGTCCTACTGCTTTACCTACCTTACCCATTAAGTCTCCTTTCTGCTTTATAAAACCCAGCCCGTACCATAATTTCCACGGGTGTCATCATCGTCTTCATCTCTATCAATCTTTAATTCCTGCACCCCCCGTATTTTCTTCTTATAATCCTGACTACCACCAAAGATAGGGGAGTCAGGGTCTTTTGTCTGTGTATACGGGAGAATGTCTCTTCCTGCCGTGTTAATCTTTGGCATACTTACTTTAGACCATAAGCACATTAGTCCTCCTCTTCTTTTTCAAAAGCTACAGACCGTAAATGCTCTTTTACAGCCACAACGCCCTGCAAGTACCCTATCTGCCGTTCAGCGTCCATAGTAAGGGGAAAACCAGACAATAAACCTTCGGTATTAAAGACACCATCCAAATACTCTATCAGCTGTGGGGAAACATAAGGGGTTTTCAATTCCTCATTAATTGTCATCTTTTACCCTCTTTCAAAATCTTCACAAAGGAGGGGTACTCTAAAGTAAACCCCTGCTTCTTCATATACAGGTTCTTTGCCAACTGGGGGTCTTCAGGGAGGGCAGCTGCTGTCTCTAACAGTGGTATATGGTTTAACTTTGCTGTCTCTTCCATCCACTTTGCAGCTACACGCCCAAAGCCATGAAAAGAGGGGCTGACACAAAGGACAAAAAGCTCTCTAAAAACTTCTTGCCCCATCCACCAAGGGTTCTCGATGGTATACCCCACATACCCCACAACGTCTCCCTTATATAGGAAGGCTGCCAGACACCGCATTACTGCCATAACCTTCATAGCTTCTTCAGCACTCTTTTCAGAATAAAGCTGTGCACAGTATTTATTTTTCATTGCACATTCTGTAAAAGCATGCAGTGCCTGATAAATATATGTGGTGTCTTTTGGTTTCACCATGTAGACCGTTAGTTCGGGTTCCACAACGTAACCTTGTACTTGCATACGTCATACTCCTCCTCTTTATTCAGAATATGTGCCACCCGTGCTTGCTGGAGCGCTTCTCCTTCAGACAACCCCACCTTTTTAAATTGGTCAACAACTGTTTTCCAACCTACTCCATATTTTTCTAAGACTTTATCTGCTGTCTTTGGTCCTATACCAGGACACCCCTTATAGTTATCGGCAGCATCTCCTATCATGACCTGTGCTAAGAAATTCTTATAAGCCTGCTCTTCTGAAATCTCAAACCACCCATCATGCAGAAAATCAAAAAAGACACCAGGGATTGTCTTAAAATCTTTATCGCCTGAAATGTGTACTTCATGCCCCTTATACTTATCAGCAAGGAGCCCCACGCAATCATCCGCTTCCAGGGTCGGATAAGAGACACAATCATATCTGTCTTCTACCCACTGGCGGACTGCCCCATAACAAACAGGCTTTAACTTCCCAGCACGGTTCCCTTTGTAGGTGCTTAAAACTTCCTTTCGGAAATTCTGCTTTGGGTCTGAAAAGCACATAATCAGGCTATATTCACCCTCATAGTCCATATGGTTTAACACTTTGTCTACAATAAGGGACACCCTGTCCTCAAATTGGGCTTCTGCGTCCGATGCATTAGCATAAAGTGTCCATAGGTCTCCACCCCAGTTGACAGGTGTCTCTACGCTGGAGGCACTTTCAAAAACAAGCATGTCTGCATCAAAAATCAATGTAAGCGTAAAGAGCCACCCCCTCCACCATAAGACATCAGAGATAAGCCCTTTTCTGTTACTGTCCAATAATTACAAGCTGTGTTTTCAATGACAGAAGAGATTAGCCCACGTGATGCTGCCTCGGCAATAAAAAAGGCGTTCTCCCTGGCAAAATCACTTTGCAACGCTGGAGAACGCATATGAACCTCTTTTAAAAATTGTATTAGTTCTGACATTTTGTTACCTTGTCTTTTATTTTTGCAATTCTATCCCGAAGCTGTTTTTCTGAAAAATGCTTCTTGCTTATATCATTAAATAACTCAAGCATATCCTGTCTTGAAACACCTATTGTGAAAAATGTTTCTACAACATCCTCCAGTCTTGCTATGTACACATCTACCTGGTCATTAGACATCCCCTTATTATTTGTTGTCACATCTACAGGTGCTGGTGCACACGGGATGCTGTTATCAACTACCTCTTCTTCTACAGGGTGCAACACTACTGGATTACACCACCATCCATGGCCTTCTTGACAACGTCCGCTACACGTATGTAAAGACATATGGCTTTTATCAAACTCAATTGCAACCTGGTTCACTGATGCTATGTAAGTACAGGTCCCCACCCAACCTTCTAAAAGTGCAGGGCCCCCCGTACAGCATACCCTTTGTCCCACTTTAATATCTTCACCTTTCATCTTAATGACACTCCTCCCAGTTATGACCTATAATGCCCTCTGTATCCAGCTGACATCTAAAATTAAAAAATGCCTGCGTATCTCTCATTGCAAGCTGTGCTTCCTGTACAACTATCTCTGCTATCTGTCTGGTTCGGCAGGCCACCTGCTGCTCATCATGTATCCAAGCCATTAGTGCAAAGTCACCTTCCCAACCGTGTTTTAATCCTCTGTCCAGCAGCCGCTCTTCTGTCCGTACTATCCAATACTTACAGACCAGTGCCCCTGCACTTTGGAGCAGAAGATTTAAAGCAGAATGAATAGACCGTACATGCAATAGTCGGCCATCTAAGCCTTTTAGATAATGACGCTTCCATCTGGTAATCTTGCCATGATAGGTCTCTTTAACTAAGACACCCTCAATAGCTTTTCTAAGGTTCTTAATGGCGGGCGTTGCTGCCAAAAACTTCTTTTTCAGACGCTTACCTTCTGTAGCATCACCACCAACAATCTTCCCAATTTTAGCGTCTCCAGCCCCATACAAATAAGCATAAATACTTTTTGTTCCTACAGGGTCGCTATTCCTGTAGCGTTCTCTTATGAACTGCTTTATGTCACCATAAAGAACAGACTATCTCTTCAAGGTTATTTAACCTTGTCCACCGCTTCCACCTGCTTAGGTGTACTTCCTTTCGGAATAGTCGTTACACTTTGCAAATAGGAAAAAGCCCTACATATTATTTCACTCTTATCCTGAAATAAACCCAGGGCTCTATTACAATTATGACACAGAAGACCCCTAACAATGCCCCTTTTATGGTCATGGTCTACAACCAAACATCCCGTATGGTGTTCTCCCATAGGAAAATTTTCCTTGCCACATATTGCACATACAAAATTTTGCCGTTCTGCTATATCTATGTATGTCTTTAAAGAAATATGATACACACGTTGATAATAAGCATTTGTTACTGCATAATCTTTACAAAAATCAGAACAGTATAATTCTGATGGCGCTTTTGGTGTAAACATCACACCACAATGCCTACACGCTTTTTCTTTAAAATACCCTTGTGGATATTTTTTAGCATTAGCTGTTTGTTGTGCTTTAGTCGGGTTACAGCAGCTGCTAAGCACCTTTGTTAAGTAGCTATCCCTTGTCATAATATCACCTCCTTGCCTTAGCACGGTATTGTCTTATTTAATAAGATGTTCACCGTTTTCAATGGATTTATAGACACCCATGTAATTAAATGTCTTTGCCGTGTCTCTCTTTTCAAGACCCGCTGCTTTCTGGTTCGCTGTGTGAATGTCCCCATGGACAACTTCATAAGCATACTTACCCCCATCATAGGGATATAAAAAATGGGAAAGACACCGTAGCTCTAAACCACATGCGTCTATTCCCGCCTGTATCCACCCCTTTGGTACACCAAACAGCGCCCTGCATTCTTTACCATAAGGAGCACCATTATGTGGCACCTGGGCAACATTGGGGGACGAATGTGTCGCTCTTCCTGTTACTGCCCCATTAGGATTAACACGCCCGTGAATGCGTCCATCCGCTTTCACATGAGACAACCATGCCTGACTGCCGTCTGCCAGTTGCCCTAAACGCTTTGAAATCATTAGCTGTTCTTCTAATAAAGGAGCAAGCACCTGTACTTCTTTAGGAGCTTTTTTGTCACCTTTTAGGTACTTAAAGGTCTGCTCATCCATTTTAAGGCGTCCATCTTCAGCATAGAGTTCCACATTGTCTGGTAAATACCCATAATGTTTGCAGATTATATATTCAATTTGCTGTCTGCTGTTTGGGTTAAACTCTTTATAACGCTGAATAGGGACACCCTTCACATACCCCAGGGTCTTATTGTCCCTTTTAGGAATAAAGACCTTATCAGGAATAGGTGGTACCATCTTTCGTATTTCCTCGTCCAGTGCTGCCGCTCTGGCACGTAAGACACCTTCCAGTTTTATAGCCCCCTGTACATCAAACGGGAAACCATTACGCTCCTGCTGTGCCATAAGCCACGCTATTTTATGCTCAAGCTCTATAGCTGTCTGTGAATATTTCTGTTCCAGCAGCTTATCATAAAGACACTCTGTGACAACAACATCCTGTTCGTTGTAGTCCAGCATTTCTTCATTAAAAACAGCCCACGCATCCTCTGTGTCTTCCGCATAGGTACCTTTTAGGACACCTAAACGATAACCCCATGCTGCCAGCTTATGAGACCCAATCAATGTTCCTGGTAATTTACCCGCCCGATATCGCCCATAATCAGACTCACCAATATTGGAATATATCAAGCGTGCCAGTACCAAGGTGTCTACAACACTCTTTCGCTGGGCCCTATCAATAGAGAACCATGGATAAAGCTTCTGAATAGCGGGAATATCAAAATTTATGATGTTGTGTCCACATATTCCTTCTCCAGACCGAATGGCATTGTGCAACCTTTTAATGCCCCTTTCCACGGTGTCTGGACCATAACGAATAATATTTTTATGTCCATCAGAGATGCATAGACAATGAATAACTGTCATATCCTCTAAGAGCCCGTTGCTCTCAATATCAAATAAAAGCATTGTCAATCAAAAAGGACTACCATCCTCTTCTGCCTCCTCTCTTTCTTCTACTGCTAAGGGTTCAGTTTCTTCCAAGTGGTCTGTAGTCTTGTTATAAAAGAGATAACCCGCAATCCCTGTCTCTCCTGTCCAGCGGTTTTTTAAGACACGAATACGGACCCTATTTCTTTGTTCCCCATCTGCCTGCTGATTTCTCTCTAAGCCGATGACTGTATCGGACAGCTGTGCGATAGCTCCAGACCCACGTAATTGTGAAAGGGATGTTGCCGCCCCCTCTTCATGTGACATACCATCAATACGCTTCAGGTGCGAAATTACAATCAGACCTACTCCTGTCTCTTCAGCTAAAGAGCGTAACTGTGTCATCAGAATATCAATTAGCTTTCGCTCATTGTCTCCTTCTAAACCAGACACAGCAATAGAGATATGGTCAAGAATAATAAAATCACACTGCTCTCCTACGGCCATATAACGTATCTTGCTTAACAGGTTATCACCATCTAAGGAACCAAAATGCTCGTATAGAATAAAGTGTCCAGTCCCTAATGTCTTATCAAAGGCCTGCTTGTACTCTTCTTCGGAGACACCCTGCCTATTCATGTATAACCGCTTAGATGCTGCAATAGACATCAAACCACGGGCGGTGCGCTTCACGTTCTCTTCAAGCATCAATAAGCCTACCTTAAGGTCCTTTGTGACACCCAAATCGTAAGCAACTTGTCTCACGAACGTTGTTTTGCCTACACCTGTTCCCGCTGTTAAGACAGTTAATTCACCTTTTCTCAAGCCACAGGTCATCTTATTCAGCGGGATATTCCAAGGAAACATAAAACCCTGTTCTGTGTCTTCCTGCTTACTTACTTCTTCCCACAGGTCAGCACCATTCACAATGCCGTCTGGGGTGTACTTTTTGGCATTCCAGATAGCTTTGATAACTTCTTGTCCTCTGCCAGCCAAAAGGCACTCATTAGGGTCTTTAAGGGGCAATGTGGCTACATAAAGTTTATTAGGCTGCAAAAGCCCCTCAACATCCTTTACAGCCTTTCGCCCAGGCTCATCCATATCAAACATAACAATAACCTGTTCAAAGGAGTTGAGCCAATCCATATTCTCTTTAAAGACACGCTTAGCAGAGGAGACACCATTAGGAATAGATACAACGGGGTACTTATTACCATTCAGCTGTGACACAGTAAGGCAATCAATCTCACCTTCTGTCACTACCAGCTTCTTTCCCCCGCCCCCTGGCCATAAATGCTGCCCAAAGAAACGGTTACTTATCTTACCTAAGGTGGTAAACCTCTTATCTGGATATCGTAACTTTTGCCCTACACAGACACCATTATCATTAAAATAACAAGCTATCTGAATGGGCTGTCCCATTTGCACACCTGCTTTATAAGAATAGAGCCTACATGTCTTTTCAGTAATCCCCCGCCTTTTTAATGGAACAGTTGGCCAGTCTTCTATGTCATACAGAGCACCCTTTTCTTTAGGTTGTGTTTCATGGTGTGTTACATGACACGAATAACAATACGTGTGTCCATCATCATAGATGGCTAAAGCATCGTGACTTCCACAATCAGGACAAGGAAGATGTGCTTTAATGATTTCACCGATTTTTCTCACCCCTCCATAGCTAAAAGAGACCCATCAGTAAATGTGGGATAAGATTGTGTCACCCCCTGATAGGTCTCTTTTAATTTTGCTACTATTGCCTTGAAAGCTTTTGTTTGAGCAGCTGTCATCTTCCCCCTAACCGTTGGAATTAAGAGTGCAATGCCAGTCGCTTTTTTCTTAAACTGAATACCAGCCACCTCATCAGCAGCATGGTCTTCTTCTACACTACCGTTCCTGTGAATAATAAAGTGGTAGCCCGTATCAAATCGCGCGTTTCTTTTCATTTCACAGAACAGCTCTTGTAAGGGTTTATCTTCTACATCTCTTTTATCAATTATTAGACAGTCTGTCTGTTCTCGTTTTAGATATTTTACGTATTTACCCATTTTGTTTACTTTTTGTTTTTCATGATGAGGCCTCCTGTATCTTTTTTATCTTCTTTCCACCACTCTTCTGGAATCCATTTTGTAGCATATTTGAACCCATGTTTCTTACACCAGTCAGCATAAGACGTGGGGCTACCCTTGTATATTTTTGTTCCAGCTGATGAAAAGACAAACCGAATATCTAAGTTCGGATGCTGCTGCTTGATTAAAATGTGCTTCTTGCGGTCTTCTACATCAAAGATGCCTTTAGTTTCCACTATGACACCATTAGGCAGCACAAAGTCGGGTGTGTAATGGTGCACCTGCTCTGGAATGCTATAATCTATCGTATATTTTTCATACTCTACTTTAATTTTAGCATCTTGTAGCTGCAAGGCCACGTTGTCTTCTAACCCTGACCTGTAACCTCTATTGATATGATTAGACCATCCACCTCTTCGTGAAAAACGTCTCACCTTTTAAAAATCCCCTTCAACCAATTCTTCATTATCTTCATTCTCGTCTGCGGACACAGTGTTTTCCTCACAGACATAACCAGCTTCTTCACCAAAGCCATAGGACTTAGCAGAGCCCCCCTGGCCATATTCAATAAGGTTAAGCACCTGGACGGCGTTCAGGCGCAAAGAGACACCATTGACCGCATTAGAGACGTGGAATGGTATCAATGTTGCTGCAACCTTTACAGTAGAGCCATTCCCAATATTGTCCCCCTTAATCGGGTTTCCTGCGGCATCAAAGACACCAATAGTTCTCGGCAGTTCTTCTCCCGAACGGGTCTTAATTGTAGACGGCACTTTAAATTTAAAGACAATATCGCCATCTTTGTCTGTTTTAAAGCCCATGAAGGGTTCTTTAGACCATTTACGGCCTGGCTTCAGCTTTATTTCTGATTTTGCTTTTTCCAGTTCCGCTTCAATCTGGCCCATCAATTCATCAGTGTCTTCTTTATTCAGTTTCAGCTGGATGCTGTAACCCAGTTCCTTTCCTTCATATGTTTCGGGTTCTCTTAAATGTGCATAAAAAGCTTCACCAGCTTTGGTAACAATTTTTGTATATTCTGTCTTTGCCATAATGTTAATCTTCATCCTCCATAACTTCTTCATTGTTAAATGTATCCACAATGGCCATATTAAAAACAGGGTCTTTTATGAGACCCAATTTAGCAATTACTTGCCCCTTTTTCAGGTGACAGGCGTCTGCCCCACTATTCCTTAGCAGTAGACACACCTCACCCATGTATGTTTCATCAATTATTTTTGTACTGTTAGCCAGATTGATACTGTGTTGCCCTAAATAAGATGTGGTGTGAATTTCACCATGGTATCCAGTGGGTATCTGAACAGCAATACCTGTATGTACTTCACATATATCCTGACTAAAGATAACCACATCCTCATCAATGGTAAGTGGCAGCCATCCTGTCTGTTTATTTTTATGTTCAGGGATAACAGCCCCCTCATACAGTTTCTTTATTTTTAGTGTTGGTAACATCCTCTACTTCCTTTACTACAAAATATATTCCGTTCCTAACTAATCCCTGTCCGTTTGAAAGACTAAAAGAGCTTAGTATCTGCACGTCCTTCCCTTTTTCATTAATAAAGTACACGGGGTCTTCTGGGTTAATATAACCCCCTAAATCAATCACACGGTCAAGAAGTTCTTTTAGGTTCATACGGTCACACTCCCATTCCTGGTAATTTCATTGAGCCACTTTTTGTACCGCAAAATCTTCTTATCGGTGTCTTCAACATCTTCTTTACGCCCCCTGCGCATCTGGTACTTGATAAGACACCCTCGTAAATAACCAATAAATTCCTCTTTTGTCAGACAAGCATGCATAACCATAATGGGCTGTACAGGCATGCTGGCATAGTAATCGGGATTATAGGCATCCACCTTACTCATTCTTCTTCTTCCGCCTCCTTTATTACCCTGCTTTCACAGACGGTTATTAAGCCTTTAAATGTACCCTCACGTACATAAACAAGACAATTCTTGCCAGTGCTGAATGCAAAGACACCCCTAAATATGGTGCCATCTGGTCTGGTCACTATCACCCTATCGTTTGCCTTTAATGTCACGTACTTCCTCCTTTCTCCCTTGGAAATAATAAGAGCATTAATTTTTCAGAAAGCTTATCACCCTGTGCCCATATGCTCTCTTCCATGCCATCTACAATGTCTGAAGTGGTCTGTGCATGACTTACATGGTTTAACAAGTCATCAAAAAGGTCATCTTCCATGACCTCAATAAGGGCATTAATGTCCTCTGCTGTATACTTAGTCATCTATAATCCCCCGCCTCTTAAGAAGGTTTATAATACTAATTGGTTCATTATCAAGAACACACACCTCTTTAAAAAGTCCAACATCATGTATCAAGCAATCTCCTTCAGCTATTATCCACACTAAGCTGTTCCTTTTCCTTGTAGGCTTTTTTTTACAAGCACACAATATTCCCCTGTTTGTCCGAATTAAATATGTATAGTTATTTAGATAAAGTTGGCATAAAATACCATCTTTAATATTAAAAGAATCCGTCAACATCTTCTCCACATCCTCCTGTTACTTAAACTTTTTCTTATAAGCTCTTCGGCCCTCAAACAGCAGTGTAATCAGCTTATCTTCCAGTTCTTCCATGCAGTCCTGGATGGCTTCCATCATGTTGACACTAAGCTCAATAGGTGTCTCACATTTATCCTCATAATAATTAAGGTCATCTGCTAAGGCGTCCTCATAGAGCCCTATAAGCTCCTGAATTTCCTCTGGGGTACATTTAGTCATGGTCTTGTTCCTCCGCCTCATTAAAGAGCTCACAGCATTGATAACCAACGGTCTCGTCTGTATTAGACCATGATGTAGCCCCATCACAATAAACCCTAAAAGGAAAATTAGTGCTGGATGTCTCATAATGTGAAAAATATCTTTTATTTTTTAATCTGCCTCCCTCGTCCCATACAAGCACTTTTGTGTCTTTTGGTACCTTTGTCCAATCAATAATGCCCAATTCTTTTGTAATATCAAGAGGCTCTTCATCCACCCACCTAATGTCATTAAAGCATAAACAATCTACAATAAACGTATGCTTTGCATTAAAGTCTGTTGGTTTATCCACCCAAAAGGCATACTGTTCTCTCTTTTCTGGGCGCGTACAAAAAGCAAAAAGCTTATCAGTAGCATCTCTTGCAAGGTACCTATAGCCCTCATCATAAAGCTGCTGTAAAATGTACTGCCTTGCTTCTTTGTCACTTATCATTTTTATCTACCTCCGTATGTAAAAAAAAAATAGAAGAAAAAGGGTTCTTTCTTCTAATAAGTGCTACAATTAAAATTCTGGGTGCGTGCACAACATGCTGTGTTTTGTTTTTAAAGACACAAAGTATCTGTTACATTTATGTATTATATAGGTTACATATAGGTAACTAATTGTTAAACATATAAGTTATACATTTAGTTAAACAATAATAATAAACACTTAGTGAAACATTTAGTATCCTTATTATTACATTATGTACCTTTATGTTACATTATGTTTTTCTTTCTCTTCTCTCTAATAAGTGCTACAATCACCATTTTGTATATAAGTGCTACAATCACCCCCTATATTTAGGAATGAGTTGCAAATTATTTTTCTTTCTTTTCTTCTTCAAAAGTTATTGTGACATTTATTCACAAAGGCATAATAA